TCGGCTCCGGGAAGCTCATCGACCCTGTTCCTCCGCTACTTGCTGTTGGAATTCTTCGAGGTGACGCCGGACCTTGTAGAAGGCCCGCCACTCCTCGACCTCAGAGGAGGGCCAGGAGCGCACCTCAGCCAGCGACTTCCCCAGCTTCTCCGCTATCAGGAAGTCGATCGAGTCCATCTCCTCCCGATGGATCGCCCGGATCAGCGCCTCTTTGACCCTCCTGGTCAAGCCCGGAGATCCGCGCGATCGCCCGATTCACCTGATCGATCGCCGACGCAGACTGCACCGCCCACCACTCCCGGACCGCGCCCACCCACTCCTCGTTCAGCACTCGCTCGCCGTCGCGGGAGATGATGACCTCCTCGCCGTCGGTCGCCAGACCGCAGGCAAGGAGGAAGACGTCGATCTCCGGGACCTGGGTAAGGTCCCCGCTCTCGACCGCCTGGCTTCGTTCGAGGAAGCCCTTGAAGGTCGCCTCCTCCCTCGTGAGGGATCGAACGACGATCCTCGTCTCCTCGTCTCCGAGCTTCACGACCACCTCGGTCGTCGCCGTCTTCGTCTGGGGGATGGGCATCGGGTCGCCGTTCTGTCGGGGGGGGTCCTACGCTATGTCGTTCTCGGTCACCGCGCCGTTGATCGTACCTGTCGCGCTCCAGTCGATGGTCCCAGCCAGAGGACTCGACCTCGTGAAGCCGGTCACCGTCACGTTGAACGAAGTCGTATCGGTCCCCGACCCGCCGCCGCCCCATCCGATGATGCACGCGACCGAGGCTCCGCCCGTGACGAGGGCGCGCATCGTGACATCTGGGCCGGTCGATGCGGTGTCGTCGTAGCGACCGCTCACGCTCATCGTCCCGCCGTAGTGCCCCACGGTGTGGACCTGCGCGGTGCTCGCCTTCGCCGTGGCGTCCGCGACCGCCTGTTGGAGATCCAGCGAACAGTCCGTGACGTAGGCAGAGAGGTCGTCCGAGTCGATCGTGAACGTCGTGACCTTGCCGTGGTATGTAGCCATGCTCTACCCCTCAGGTGATATCGGTCTCGGTCACGGCGCCGTTGATCGTCCCAGTCGCGCTCCAGTCGATGGTCCCAGCGAGAGGGCTCGACCTCGTGAAGCCAGTGATGGTCACGGAGAACGTCGTCTCGTCCGTGCCGACCCCGCCGCCGCCCCATTCGATGGTGCAGTCCGTCGAAGCTCCCGCGGTCACGAGGCCCCGCATGACGACGTCTGGGCCAGTCGTCGCGGTGTCGTCGTAGCGGCCGCTCACGCTCATCGTCCCGCCGTAGTGGCCCACCGTGTGGACCTGCGCAGCCGAACCCTTCGCGGTGGCGTCCGCGACCGCCTGTTGGAGATCCAGCGAGCAATCCGTGACGAAGGCCGAGAGATCTCGTTCCGTCGCCCCCGCATCATCAATCAAGAAATTCGTGACCTTGCCGTGGTAGGTGGCCATCGCGTCCTAGCTCCTTATGTCTATGGCGAACTCGGCGCCGAGGTAGTCGACTCCGGAGATGGTGACGATGATCGGCTCCGCCGTCTCGACCCGCAGTGTCGATACGTTTCCGTCGAGGGTCGGATCAGCTTCGAGGGCGACCTTGATCGAGACATGGCCCGCGACGTCATCCGTCGAGAGCATCCGCGCCAGCATCTCCGTCGCCGCTCGGTCGACGGGTCGCCCCGCGATAGCGATCGCCGTCCACGCCACCATGTGCTCGCCGTTCGCGTGGACCGAGTCGTACTCGATGTCGGGGACAGGGACGACCACCATCGGTGGATTCGTCCCCTGGCCGAGAAACGTCGCGGTCCGGAGGCTCGTCTGCTCCTCGATCTGGATCGCGAGCGCCTCCTGGATCGCGGCGATGTTCACGGCTACCGCGCCCCCCAGTGTCGCCGCTTGTTCTTCACGATCACGCCGACGTCAGGGTCCAGCCGTTCCAACAAGCGCAGCTCCGAGCCCGCCTCCGGAGATCCTGCGATCCCGAAGGGGGACTGGCGCCGCTCGAAGAGCCGACCGACCTGGATCAGGCACGCTTGCTCGATGTCAGTGGGCACCGTCGTCCACCCCCATCGAGCCGTCACCTTCACCGCGCCCTCAGTCGGAGGGGGCTGCGCCGACGCGTCGTGGCGGATCTCGATCTGAGTCCACGGCTCGCCCTTCGCCGCCGCGTTCGTCGGCAGGAGCCGCCAGTCCCCCGAGACCGCAGTAGTCCCGAAGGACAGATCCTCGTCCGAGTCGTAGGCCAGGACGAAGCCCGTCTCCGTCATCAGGTCATCGATCTCGACCAGGAAGACCCCGCGGCGCCGATGCCAAACCGCCGTGTAGAAGCGATCCTCCACCGACGCGACGAGACCGAATTGACGATTCGCCGTCCGATCGATGGCGCGGGACGCCGCAGTGATCGCGATCGAGAGCTGCGCATCGTCTGCGACATCCGAGATGCCGCGGTACTCCCGCGCCTCGTCGAGCGTGACGTAATCCGGCGCCCACGCCATCGAGGATCAGACCTTCGCCCGAGGGAAGATCACGAAGGTCGCCGTCACGTCGACATCCGTCCCCGCGCCAGCAGGGGTGAAGACGACGTGGACGAAAGGCTTCGCGGGGTTCGGGAGGAAGCTCACCGTCCGCTGGACGTTCCCCGCCGTGGCCCCTGTCGCCGTGAGGTCGCCGGTCGTGGTGCACGCCGTGTAGGTGCCGCCGTCCGTCTCGGACTCCGTCACCGTCCACGTCCCGCCCGTGTTCGTCACGTCCGTCTCGAACGCGTCGAGCACGGCGTAGAAGCGCGAGCCCGGATCGTAGGTCCGAACGTCGATGTCGTCGCCGGTCGCCACCGTCGCGTCAGCGATCCGCGTGGCGACCAGAGCGCAAACCGCAGTCACCTCGTTATTGACCGTGTGCTGCACTGGCATATCCCTACTCCTTCTTCTCGATCAATGAGGGCTGGTCGGTTTACTGCTCGCCCGTCAGAGCGACGAAGGCGTAGGTGTCATTGCGGATCGAGTCCATCCGCTGGTTCGCCACGAACTGGATCTCATTCTGCGAGATCCGAGTGAAGGGGTCGACGAGGATCGCGGGGCTCGACACCATCCGGATCACGAAGCCCTCGGAGATGTCCCCGAAGGCCCCCCAGTTCTGGGTGTTGTTATCGACATCGAAATCCAGGAAGGAGTTGTCGATCACGACGGGGAAATTGAAGAGCGACGGAGGGTTGATCGAGATCGCCCCGATCATGTCCGACCGCCAGAGGGGATCAGTGTTCGAGTCGAGCATCCCGACGAACAGAGCCCACGACGCCTGATTCATCAGCCATGTGCAGTTCCCCATGTCGAGGTACGCCTGGTCGATGCTGTTCATCCAGGTGATGATGTCCGCGTAGGTCGGAGTCGTCGTGTCAGCCGCGGGCTCGATGCCCGTCAGGCCGTAGACGAGACCCTGCGGCTCGTTCGCCCCGGTGCCGTTCACGAACTTCCCCGACGCGTGACGCATGATCCGCTGAGGGAGCTTCCGCTCGATCAAGCCCTGGATGTCGAAGGCCGAGTCCGTGAGAAGCTCACGAGACACCCGAAGAGGGGAACCGCTCGCGCCGACGCTATCGAAGCGGTAGGCCCCGATCTCCTTCTTGTCAAACACGAGGTCGGCACCGCTCGCCGCAGCCGCACCCTCCGCTACGACCTCACCCTCATTCGACGTGTCGTCGAGGCTCGGCCAGTGGTAGTTGCGGCCGTCGGTGGTCGTCATGATCTCCGCGACTCGCATCACGCCGCCGAACGCCTTCATCCGCTCGGTCATCCGCATTGCCATCTCGTCGGGAACCGTGTACCCGCCAGCCGACCCGGTGCCCTCACCCTGGGCTGCGCGGATGCCAGGGACGACGCGGTCCCGAGGACTCTGCTCAGCCTCCAGGCCGTAGAGGTCAGCGCTCGGCCGACCAGTGCGGAGGTAGTTGTCGAATGCCGCATTCAGCTCGTCGGTAGCGACCTCCGGTCGCACCGCAGGGTCAGTGACGACAGCCTTACGCATCACCTGAATCGTCGAGCGAGCGGAATTGAGCCGCTCCTGTCGGACCACCCCCGCCTGCGCGGCAATGGTGGTCAGCTCGTCGTCGCGAGCGTGGAGCGCCTCGAAGCGATCGAGCACGTCGTCGGACGGATCGTCCTTGTCGAACTCCTCCACGATCGCGGCGAGCGCCTTATCGAGCCGCTCGCGGTCCATCTTCTGAATATCGGCCAGAACGAACTGGTCCATCATGAACCTCCCAGGCTCATCGTCCGTAGGGCACGTCTCGCCGCAGCGACTCGCATCCTGCGCTCGTCTGAGGCGGAGCGCTCACCA